AGATAATTGAATCAGCAATTTCTTTAGCTTTAAACAAAGCTGTCTGTTGTCTGTTGTCTAAGTTCTTAACATCTAAAGTTAAGAAAGCCTTAGCATTTTCTACAGCCACTTGTTGTCTGTTGTTTAGGTTAGCTGTTTCTAAACTAGCCACCTGTGCTGTTTTAGCTAACACCAATGCTTGTCTATTAGACAGGTTCTGTAAGTCCATTGTGCCTGTTAAACGTGCATTCTCTAAAGCAATGGTTACATCAGCAGTAAAGTTTTTATCAGCAATGTCAGCAATACGAGCAGCATTCAATACTTTAGTCTGGAAGTTTTGATCAAACTCTTGTCCTAAGAATTTAGCTCTTTGTTCTGCTAACACCATTGCTGTTTGCTGTCTATTAGACAAGTTTTGTAAACCCATCGTTTCAAACACTTTGGCATCAGTGGCAGCAATAGGAAGAGCAGCTTCTAATGTGGCTTGAACAATGGCCTGTCCTGCAATGCTACTAGCACCAAGTCCTCTAGCTGCAAGCTGTGCTGTAACACTACGCATAGAGGCAGAAGCCCAAGGTGGTGGATTGCCTGCATCAAAGCTAGTCAACAATTTGTTAAGCTGGCCTTGTGTGGTCATCTCTTCTGTCACTACACCTTGAGCCGCTTGTGTCTTAGCTAAAGCAGCTTCAACTTGTTTCTGATCTACAGCAGAGCCACTAACAATCTCTCCAGCTTGTACAATTCTTTTTTCAGGTGCTTTTACAAGTGTTGCTGTTCCTTGAGCAGCTTGTTCCTTACCCACTGCTGTATCAGTTGGAACAACAGTGGCTGCTGTTGCCAGTGCATCTTTAGATACAGTGCCTTGTTCCGCTTTAACGCCAGTTAAACTTTCAGCAACCTTTGCTTGTGCAGCATCTGCTGCTATTTTCTCTTCAGCCACTGCTGAAGGAGCAGTCACTTCAGTAGCAACAACATTAGTTGAGGGAGCAGCTTGTTGTGTAGGCACTGCTTGTGGTGTTGCAGACACCATTCCGGGAGTTATTGCTGTAGTTGAAGCAGTACCCATAGTTGCTGATGGACTATAGGGTTCTACAGCACCACCAACAGCATAATTTCTTTCGCCTCTAGTAGATTTAGTACGCTCACCTAAAAGCTCAATGAGAAGAGAAACAGCAGAGGTTACGTCTTTGCCTTCTTTTTCTTTTTCTGTTGGTGGCTGTTCAGGCCTGCTACCTAAATTAAAAGGATTTGTACCGCTAGGAGTGACTGCGTTGGCTGTACCGAATGTTCCAGCAGCAGACACAGTGCCTACACCAGTGGCAGAAGGAACAGTGAGTCCTTGTGCTCCACCCATGCCAGTAGGCGAAAATGGGTTTATAGAAGAAGTTAAATTAGGAGTGGCTCCTTTTACAACGCCTTCGGTTACAGGTGCTGCAAGATCAAAACTAATAGGTGTTCCACCTGCTGGTAAAGGAGTTGCGGATGGTACTGCTTTAAGGGCAGTGGTTTTAGAAGCACCAGATCCAAAGCTGTAATCAAGCTGTGTAGGCATACTGCTAGTTGTCACACCAGCTGTAGCACTTGGGGCTACTGAAGCAGCCAAATCAGCACCAGCATATGCGCTAGGCTGACTTAGTGTACTAGAAATAGCAGCTTCTTCGGCTGCTAAAGCAGCAGCTTCTGCTTCTGTTAGTGTAGCGCCTGTAGTAGCTGCGTCAGCAGCAAGCAACTCAGACCCATAATAATAACCACCAGCAACAACAGCAACAGTTACCCAGCCGCCGGGAATAGTGTCATTTACAAAGTCATCAACTTGTGCGCCAACTTCTTTAACAGTGCCACCAATACCGCCACTGTCGTCTACGCCTAAAACATTATCAGCGGTGTCTACTAAAAAATCAAATAAACCATACAGCTTAATCTGCCTATTGCCTACGTGCTTAAACGCATGTTCTGGTAATGAGGGTATTCCTAAAATATCTAAACTATTACTATATCTCATAATACAGCCTTCCAATTAAATTCAGGTCTATCCGAAGCAACCACAGGAAGACCTAAACTTTTTAATAAAGGAATAATTTGTGGATTATCCGCACCTCCATAGACGGTCTTGATATCAGATTGTTTTATTTTTTGAATAAGTTTAGTAAGAGATTGAATTAGTATTGTTGGTTTATCTATGGTATATAACATAAAATAAACAACACCCGGCTCAAGCTTTCTAAGTTCTAGTACAGACTCATTCTCTTGCAATAGAAGATTGTCTCCTACTTTTGCTAATCTATAAATAGTGTTAAGTCTTTTAGCTGGGTCTTCTCCTTTAGATCTCATATATTGTTCAATGATATAAGAAGCTTTACTTTTAGGAGCAGCTACAGCACCACCTTGTGCATATCCAACCATACCACCCTTAGCCATGTTCTCAGCAAACTTAGAAGTGATGAAAGCATATCTCTGTGCATCTGATGGTCTAGACATTAAGAACTCATCAAACATTTGCATAGGGCCGTCATAGCCCATCTTTCTGGCTACAACTTCTTTTTGTGTTGCTGTGAAATTTTCTTTCATTTCTTTACTACCCTATACAAATATTCTAAAAAATGTTGATTATCTTTTAACACTGATATCAATCCTGTAGTTAAACAATACACTTGTCTTTCATTCATATTAAGCTGCATGGCATTATCTATTGCATGTATAGCTTCATGTAACACTGTATCCACTTCTAGTGGCAAGGGCTGACCGTTCTTTACTCTTATCTTTAAGTTGTCCCAATCACACTCACCAACAGCATCTTTTAATTCATCTAAATAAACAATCTCATATTCCCTACCAATTATATTTAGGTGGTTTGGAGACATTATAACACCGCTTAAGCAACAAGTCCATTTAAATACACCGTCTTACCATTTTGTTTGGTTGCTGTCAACTCTTGTTTCTTAAGGTTGTTTGGGTCATAGGAAACATGAACCCACCCGCTGTCAGGAATACCACTTGTATAAAATTCTAATATAAGCTGTGTATATTCTAAGTTGTCCATAATCCACTGAGCAAGCTCAGCATTAGGTACACCGGGTATTTCTATATCGGCTGCTTGGCCCTTGCAATGGTCTGAGGTACGAGAGCCTCCAACTGCTGCATTACTTTCCGCACTGCGAAATGCACTATTACACTTTACACCTTTTTGATAATGATCTCTAACAGGTTGTAATACTTTCTCGCACAAGAGTTTAAGGCTAGCAATGGCTGCTTCATTAGGTGTATTGTCTAAGCCTAAACGCAAAGCAGTCTCAGATTTGGTAAGCTCATGTAAAGAGAAGTTGGCTGTTAAATTCATTTCATAGTCCTTAAAGTGTTATAGGTTTCAATACAAGCATTAAGCTTTCTTATGGCTGTGTCGCCTTCGGCTGTGATGGCGATAAGAGATGTAGCAACCTCTCTGTCAAGTTCGGTTCGTGTTTCTCCGCTGTTATCTCCAACGGTAGTGGTGGCATCTGAGGAGGAACATACGGGGCTTTGGGTGGGGATTGACAGGCGCAGATCACCAGTGGCAATGTTAGCCCTAAGAGTAGTGATTTTCTTTTCAGCATTTTTATTAGCTTTCCTTAATGTATCTGCATATGTTGTGGCTACTACAGCCATTTGTTTCTCTGTCTCTCTAGCCTTCTCATTCAAAGCAACCATTTCAGCTTGTTGCTTCATGTGAGCGTCATGACCACCCTTCCAATAACCCCCTCCAAAACTGCTTAGAACAGCCAGCAAGACGGTTAAAAGTATGTAGGGGTTAAGGATGCTCATGGGGCAGGTGGCTCATTGTCGTTGGCTTCTGCCTTAGCACTTGCATTGGCAATTGCCTTAACACCAGACCTACCAGCAACACCACCTAACACACCAGTGATGAAAACCATTATTGTTGAGATCTGCTGTGTATACACCTTGTCAATAGCTGCCATGCTGCCATTCATTGGCTGCGTAACAAAACTCACTGAGTACAGAAACATACCCATAGAAGCTAGCAGAATAGTGACCAGCACCACAATGACAAATGCCCATACCCTGACTTCAATCTCATCAGCAGTTAGGCGGCTGTTAGGTTTATATCCAATTGTTGACATCACTTCTTCTCCTCTGGTTTAACAAGCATATCAGGACAAGTTCCTGCTGCTGTACAAATTGGTGGCTTACATTCTTCACTATTCCAATTCTTTGGGTCTTGGCAAGGATAGCGATAGCGGTCTTCGCACCCTGTCATAAACAGGATTGTCACTAATACTAATAGGCTTTTTATCATTTTCCTTCCTTTCAATCTTTCTTCTAAGTCTTTCTATCTGCTCAGTTTGTTGCTTCACTTCTTGTTTCTGTACAAGAACATCAAGGTACATCCAAGCTAATAAAGGTAACATAAAAGCTACTAAGATAACAGCAACAATCCATCCCAATACTCCCATCACATCACTCCCCTGTATTGGTGGAACGACAGCAGAAGAATCCAGAGGTATCCGATAAGCACCAGAGTCATAAGGCTGTAGACGAGCTTTCTTTGTCTGTCCTGTTCTGTTACCTGACGTTGCCATCTTTTAATTCTTTCACGCTTTTCCTGCACTAGCCTAGCTGCTTCCTGTTCTGCTCCTATAATGTCTCTCATCTCAAACACTTTGCTATATAAAGCTCCCATCTCTGGAGGGCTTTGATACACCATAGTTTCTCTAATGGTTTTTTCTAATGCTGCCATCTGATCTTGAGCCATCACCCGCTTCAGGGCAGCTTCCATTAGATTGGCATCTGGATCGTAAACTGTTTGACTCTTCTCTTCTTCTTCTCTTATATGTGCAGCTAGCTGTTCTTGAAGTTTAAAAAACTCAGTGAGTTGGGAAACTACATCCACCATCACCTGAGTTTCATCTACTGCTACAAATTGTTCTCTTTTCTTTTTGTTTGAAACTACAGCAACAGGTGTTGGCTTAGAGCCAAACAGCTTGCTCCAAAACCCCTGTACTTCTTTACCTATTCCTACAACTTCATCAACTGTTCTCTTAACTTCCATGAAGGAAGTTTTGGCTTGTTTATAAAGCTCACAGCCTTCCTTAATTGCAGCTACACAGGCATTGGCAGCAAAGAGTATGGAGATAGGATCAATTTCAAATTCCTATTATTTTTTTAAAAAGCTCAGCAGCCATGCCCGGCCCAAATAATACAGCCACCATGACAGCATACAAAAGATATTCAATCTTTGTCATACGCTTGTCGCCTTCTTCAAAAGACTTCTTAATGGCTTCATATCGCTGAGCACACACTTCTTCATGTGTCATCAGCTTAGCCTCTGTCTCAGAGATGTATTTATTTTCTACTTCCATTACTGACTCGCATCCTGTAATGGTTTCAAGTCTTCATTTGTCCAGAAGTCTTTTGCCAGCATAATTGCCAAGTGGTCACGATTCCTCTTGAGCGTGTCTGCCCA